TGAGCGTCCATAGCAGATACGTTAAATGTAATACTACCAGCACCGCCACCATTGGCACGAGCTATACCACCACCAATTTCGTCATAGGTACTTTCGCTTAGAGGTAAAACGGCCTCTTTGTACTTCCCCTCGCCAATCTCAGCATAAGTTGAGCCATAAGCCACACCACCGCTTGCCAGTTTAGGTAAAGATAGATTGCTACTAAATCCACTTGAGCCTGAGTTAAACATACCGGAGAACGCACTTTGTGTAGCTGTTTGAGCTGCACCAGCTGCCGTGTTAGCACTCCATGCAGCCATACCAGCGATAGCACTAGCACCACCTGTTGCCATGCTAACTTGTTGAGCCAATGCAGCCCATGCCGGATATTGAGCGTTAGCCGCAGCAGTACCAGTTGCAGCCTGTTGAGCTGCCAACATTTTGCCGAATACGGCTTGTTTAATTTGACCGGCTATCCATTGAGCCACACTATCTGCAATAGTTTTAAGAATGGCTTTGCCGAGATTTTGGAACGTTTGCATAAGAGTTGTTGTGCCTTGAATAAGCCCTGAAATAGAATTTTGAAAACTATCCAAGCCGGCTTGTGCAGCGTCAAACATAACTTGTTGTCCATTCCAATGAGCATCGAATACTGCTTGTTTGTATTCTTCAAGAAGCTGTTTTTTTAAGTCGTAGTGCTGTTGTTCTGCAATGTACTCATCTGTCAATGCAGCTTGAAGTGCCTCAAAGTTTTGAGTACGCATAGCCTCATCAATAGCATACTTTTCATTAACTAGATCAGTATGTTGTTGTAATGCCTTTTTAGCATACTCGTCTTGTGCCGCTAACAACTCCTCGTTTTTCATTTTCTCGTAGGAGATTTGTCCGTCAGCACTCATTTCGAATTCAACACCTCGTTGTTTTAACAGATCAATATGATGTTGTTGCTCCATTTTGTCCATTTTCATGAACTTATCAACCATTTCTGCATAGCGGTCCTCGACTTCATCAATGGCGTTGGCATAATCTGTTGCCAACTGCACGGCAGGAGATACATTGCCTGTACTATCTTTACTTGAAGTTTTAAACGCAAAATCTTGCTGCATATCACGAATACTTGTTTCAATAGCACGGAGCTTTGTAAATTCCTCTTGCTTAGCCTTGATGCGTTTATCAGTATAAACATCGTTTAGGTTTTTAAGGTCCTCTTGATAATTCGAATTAGCGTCTTTAGATTTATCAAGTTCTTCTCGTTCTTTCTTATATTGTAATTCAATTAATTCGACTTGATTGCCTTGCATTTCTAAGAACGATTGCAAGATTTTTTCGTGAACCTCTTTGGCCTCTTTTGCAAGATCCTTTCCAGATGCACCACTGCCACCGGAACCACCTCCGCCACCAGCACCACCGGA